CAGCTAATTTTTTTCCGTCTTCAACAAGATAAGTTTCTTTCCCAATATACTTTTCAATTTCTTTTCCTTCCTTTTTAGATTTAATAATTTGTTTCTTCTCACCTTTAATCAATAGACTTGCATGATTTTCTAGTAAAGATATTTCATAAAGATTAGTTGATTCTTCTTTTTTAATTTCTTCTTTTTTTCTTTGTAATTCTTTTATTTCTTTTTGTAATTCTTCTTTTTCTTCCAGTGGTGAAACATCTTCTTCAGCCTTTTTTGTAATTTGTTCTTCTATCTTAACATCTAATAATGGAATATCATTAATAATTAATTCAGGAGTTGTATCAATATGATTTGCTTCCATCAATGGTTTTAATATTTGTTCTTCAAACACTAATTTTAATTTATCTCTAGATGGTTTTAATGAAGGATTAATTATTTTCAATAATTCTGGAGCGCTTGCCTTTGATAAATCTTTTGCACTTCCCAATAAAATAAACTTTGGAATTCCTGAAGCAGCAGCTATTTGATCAATAAAAGGATCCATATAATCTGATGACTTCCCAATTGAAAAAGATTCCAATAAAGATATTTTATAATTAGGGCCATGAATAAATTCTGATTTATAATTTAATCCCATAACTTCTGCTGCTGCATTATCTAATTGCTCTTTTGTTGGAGGCCTTCCATCTACTCCTCCTGAAACCTGAACATCATATAATGGAAATCCATGTCTATAAATTGCTGTAGCAACTCCTTCTTCAATATTCATTAATCTCCAAGTAGTTTGATAGATAGGCTCAAGATCTGAAACTCCCAACCATTCATCACCAAAAGTATTGAAAGTTAAATAAGCATATCTAAGGAATGGTGCTGTCTTTGTTAATGTATCATCAACTTTCTGAATCCATCCCTCAGGATTTCCATCTTTATCTAATTTAACTTTTCCTCCTTCACCAAATCCTGAATCCCTAATTAAATCAATTTCAATTGGATGAATCTTTTTTAATGCAGTAATCATCATTTTTTTATTATCCCATACTGGATCAAGATATCCTGTACCAAATCCTACTGTATCGATATACCAATCCCTAATAATAGATTCAAGTTGAAGAAGTCCTGAAGTTGGATGTAAATTCTTTAAAAATATTTCAATTACTTTTTTTTCTTCATCACTGTGAAATTTAAAATCTATTGTTGGAATCGCAAATGCCCCTTTTAATTTCACAGATCTAAATATTAATCCATGCCTTCTTAGAATTGTATAAAGCATTTTCTTTCCCTTCTCTGTCTGGAAATTTAATTCATTAAATTTGAAAGATTCTAATGCCTGACTTGATGGTAAAGATTCTGGTTTACTAGGATAAATTTTCTGAAGTAATGATCTGAATAATGTATCTTTTGGTTTTGCTTTCTGCTCATTAATTGGCTTTGCCGGATCCATAGTTAATTGCTCTGCTATTCTATTTTCAGGATTCATTATTATTCAAAGTTCCTCATATTTAAATACTTTGTTGTTTAATCCAAAGAGATTCTTTTGTTCCCAGCCTTATCAGTAACAAAAGTTCCAAAGACTTTTGCCTTAGCTCTTTCCTTACGCCTTGCTAATTTTCTTTTTTCCTTCGCCCTCTTCTTACCTTGATTAACTACCATTTTTAAATTTCCAACTAGAATTTATTATCATTGTAGGTATTATTAATTTCATTAATAAATCTGCTTGTTCCTGATCAAAAGATTCTCCTCTTAAAGATATCTCTAAAATATTTATTAATTTTTCAAACTTTTCTTTTTCTACCATTGGCCCTGAAGTTGTGATTGATCCATTTTATTTGTAATGATCATTGCTGGGAATTCTCTTTGAACTCCCATCGAAAAGTTTTGTAAACTTTCACCGGGATTCCTGGAGTTTGAAACTGTGTGTAAGGTTTCTCTAACTGTGTCAGGAATAGCTGACACCATTAATGTGAAAGCCATTACAAAATCATCATGGCCAATATGTGTAAATCTTCCATAAGTTCCGCTAGCTTTATCCGGAGCATCACTTGCTTCGAAACGGATGTTTTTTAGTTGCCTAATTAACTTTTCACAGAAAGGGAAGTGAATTTCATTACGTTCAAATTTTAGAAGAAGTGAGTTTACTAATCCTTGCCTCCCATTCTTTACTCTTCTTGTGAAATCAATCCCTTTTATGAAAGACATATTGTTTTGCTTGATTAATGTGTTCCTCAGATCTTCAGTTGGCTTATCCCCAATCCCAGTCTGATCAATAAAAACAGAAGTTGGATTGAAAAGCTTGATGTAGTTTTCAATTTCTCTTAATGTGTTCACCCAGAATAATCCATCAATAGGATATTTTACTTCCTTTGCCAGATCTACGTAGATATGATTATCTTCTGCATGACCAATCATTATTACAGTTGAATCTCTTTTCTTTCCGAGATCAACACCCATAAAATATTCATGATCTGGATTTGGTTTAAGAATAAATTTGTTATTGAATTCAGTTGCATCATCAATTAACTTCTGAGAGAATACTGAATAACGATCATCCATAAACTCAGCCATATACTCTTGATTGAATTCCATTTCTGTTAACAATTCTTTTTCTTCATCTAGATCATTTGTATCTATGAATTTATTATCGTAACTTGTAACTGTGTATGATTCGTAAACTTTACTATGATAGTCTTTGTAGAAATGATTATGGCCCGCTGTTGTGGAACCCACGTTTTCCTTGGCTGAATTTGAAATTCTTACTGGCCTTATTATTTTCATAATTTCATCCGGAATAAAAGCATCTTCATCTCTATTAACTTTCCCAACATTTCTCCCATGACCTCTTATTGCTCTTGAGTTTTTTGTGGCAGATAGTGCAATAATTTTTATTCCATTAATTACAACTTGATGCACCTGATTAGTAGTCATCTTAAAGAATGGTTTCCAGAAAGGATGGATTGAATTATAAACATCTCTGACTGCATCAATATAGATCTCGCATTGTTCCCAACTCGGACCAAACATTATTATCTCATTTACCCAAGGTTTAGTCTTTTGAATCTCTGGGAACATTACTGCTATATCATGCATATCATCAATAGCAAACATCGTGGTCTTCCCCCACCGTCTTCCTGCTTTGATTATCTTTCTCTTTGCTTTGCTTCTGAGGAATTTCTCTTCGTTCTTTGAAACACATGGCATCCCGATTACGTGTTCTGAAAACAAGACTGGGTCTATAAGAATCTCCTTGATTTTTTCCTTTGGTAACTTTGAGAAATCCATTCTAATTTCAGGGAATGGAGGTTTTTATATTTTCGTGTTTTCGATTTTCCGCATTGACGGTTTTTCGGTTTTGGAAAATTGCGTGGGCGCGCGGGAGGGTGGTAGGTTACAAAAATACACCCCCCTTAAAACTGGCCCCACCCCCCTATCTCCCTTTATCTTTCTCTTTCTATTTTTCTTTCTCTTTATTTTTCTCACTACTAATTTTTTTATCTCCTCCATAATATAATCCATCACATATAATTTTTTATCTCCTTCTCTAATAAAATATATCTCTTTTTTTTAGCCCACCCTTTTTCTATAGATTTTTCCTTCTTATTTTAATCCCCCATATTAAATCTTAATCTATTATTTTTACTTAACTTTTTATCTAGATTTTAATCAATATTTTTTTGCCAGGTATTTGTTTTTAGATTTGGGGGTGGGGTGCCCCTTCTTGGTGGGAAGTAATAATTAAATAGCTTCAAAGTTTTTGGTGCCCCCTTTGAAATATTTATTTGTTACGTGGTCCTTCATCGCTTTATAGGTTCCCCCTATAAATGGATGAATCTTTTATCCCCCTAAAATTGAAACGAGTGTTGATTGTTTTCTTTATAATGAGTTTGCATTTTAGGGGGGGCGGGGTTGCGAGGAACGAGCAACGTTTTGGGAGGGGGATTCACGAAGAATCACAATACAGATTAGGATAGGGAATTTTAAAATACCCAGACACGCTTCCCCTTTTCACGTGGCTGGGTTTTTTATTATTTCCTATCCGAGTATCGGAGAAACGAATTACTTAAAATCTTTAACACGATTCTTGGTACCCCTTGTTAAAGTTTTTATGTTGTTCGATTCGTAGATTTTTTACTGTAAATTTTAGGTACCCTATTTTACTAGAAATATATGGTATATTTTAGGTACCCTATTAAAAGAAGAACGCAGCAAAAAAAATTAATGGCAAAGTTGATATTCCTTTAGAACCCAGTCTCCTTCCTCGTTCAATCCATGATAGTAATCCTTTACGCATTTAGTTTCTCTACTCCCTATCTTCTTAGATTCTCCATCAGTATCTGTTTCAATTATAACACCATAAAGAAAAAGGCTCAATACAATTAAGAACAATCCTATCCCCTTTAGAACAATTATAGTTTTCTTATTCTTATCATCCATATTCAATCACTCCAGTTTATTTATTCAAGTGAGGTAGCCCCACGTTTACAGAGGGGCTACCGATTCCATTGGTTCCGTGTGGGCGTGGCGCTCCACCGTCTTTTAAATCCTTCGGCCCATCCCCCTTCCCCCTGGCCGACTGATTTAAAATAGACGCGTGGCAGCGTGCTCACACGGAACACCTAGCCGACACGCTTACGCAGACGCGTGGAATCTTCCTTCTCTTCACGCGGATCGATATGCGTTTCGGCTTAGGGAAATAGTCACGTGAATAGTTATTCGGTACAGAGGATAGGGGGGACACGGGAACCTGAGACACGGGAGTTAGTTATTAAGAATGTCACCAATAGAAGATTCACCTTTTACATTCCCCGTGCCTAACTCCTTAATCTCCGCAGCCACTTGTTTCTTTACTCCGATTAGTTGGGATAATAAAGATAACTTTGTTTTAAGTTCTTTATCTCCTAAACCTTCATTACCTAAATAGATATTTATTTTCTCAATCCTTGTTAATATTCTAAGATGTAATAATTTTAATCTCTTAATCTTGAAGGTTAAATCTTTCTGTGATTTCCTCGCGTACTTGTATCCATTAGAATTCAATACCATTGTTTTTTTAGTTCTCCATTGTTTTTATATTTTTCTGTTTATTTCCTAAGAGTGTACTTTTCTTTATCGTATCAAAAAACTCCCTGCCTTTTTGTCTTGTACTTTTTCACGATTCTCAAAGGGATAATCCACCTTATCCCGGTTAGCCATACAATGTTCGCTTATCTCTCTATAGGGATATAGTATGAACTACATGGATAACTTAACTAACAGGGATTATTCTTCTAAACCTTCCTTCCACTTCATACCGAACCAAGCTCTGTATTGTTTCTTATCTTCCCCTTCTTTCACATACCAATCCCCGTATCGTTTCCCGGATTCAAATCCCTTATCCTTCATCTTCTTACCTATTGTGTTATTAGCCATGACTCTAAACTTATTCTCCTTGCACCACTCACTTAATCTTTTCTCGAAAGCCCACTTGAATATATATCCTTCTGAATCTTCTTCAGTAAACTCACGCATAAACTTTTCTATTGGGTCGCTTCGATCTTCATACTTATTCATCCTTGATTCAACATCTCCTTCATTACTAAACGCACGCCTGCTTAACAAATCTTTCAGCACGCACAAACAATTAGTCGCAAGATTTCCAAACTCTTCTTCTGGTATCTCTGCCAAGATATCCTTCTCCTCTGTGAATTGATTTGGGAAATCTATTATTAACCATCTCCTGTAGAATCCAATTGTCTTGTCTGTTGTGGTTGGCAAATTATTTGTGGCGATTAAAACCTTTGCATAGTTATAATCCTCAAAGGGATTCTTATTCTTATATTCAAATCCAATTAAATCTTTCCCTGTGAGTTTCTTTATTATCGAAGTCTTATTCATCTCATTGAAGTTTGTTTCTCCCATCATACACACAGACTTCTTATGCAGTCTTGTTATCTCGAACCTTGAATTCAACAACACATCCAATTCTGTACTACAAACATTTCCTTCCCCAACAAACTTACGCAGCAAATTAAGAAAGCAACTCTTACCGTTTAATCCTCCCCCAATAAAACAGAACAATCTATTAATCGGATAATCAGGTAGTAAGCAGTACGCCATTATCTCATGCAGAGTTTTAACGTAATCTTCTCCTACCCATTCATTAAAGATTCTATCTATTGTCGGAGTTCGTGGGTCACCGCTAACTTCATAAGGCGTTGGGTTTGTTACGAAATACTTTGGGCTTGCGTCAAAACTTTTCCCAGTCTGCACATCATAAATTCTATTCCGAAATTGAATCCATGTTTCTTTTATTTCCTTAGGTATATTCTTTCGCCCCTCTTGTTTCAATGAATTAATAATCTCAGTTCTATCTCTCGAATTAATAACATTCTTCCCTGTATGTTCCTCAACCATATTCAAGATATCTATCTCGTCAGTTAATTCCCAGGAAAACAAATCCGAGTTCCATAACCAGAACATTCCACTCCTATCATAAAACAAAGGAAGCAAATTATTAAATTGTTCGGCTTGGCTTTTACGATTAAAAACTTTTCCTACTTTCTCCCTTCCTATCTGCCCAATCTTCTGCTTCTGAATTCCATCATCAATAAACATCTGACCATCATCATCAATCTCCCCATACTTCTTAACCGAATCCAATAACAATCCAGCCATATCTTCAAATGGTTTCAAATCATCAGCAGTCATATTCTTCTTAATCTCCGCCCTGGATTCAGCACTCACTTTTCTGTCTCCTCCATTCTTTAGATTTATTATTTCCTTTAATCCTACATTTCTCACACCTAGTAAAATAAATATCCTTTCCCTCAACAACTTTTTTAACTGAAGGTTTCTTCCCACAAATAAAACATAAGCATCCCTCTCTTCTCTTCTTACTTATTTTTCTATGCCATATAGTATTTGTGCATTTATCACAAAACCTAGAATTATTCTGTATATTCTTTATAGCAAAAACATCTTTACATTTTTTGCAAGTTCTCCATTCACGAATACAATTCCTAGGGTCTAGCATTGCCCAACTCCCTGTGCTACATATTCTTTGAACTCATAAATATCAACTAACAAAATTCTATCAGTCTCTCCTTTCCTTTTCCCAGCAAAATTATAAACAACAATTCTCACATCATCAACTTCTAATATCTCACAAAAATAAAATGTCTTTCCTAAATCACTAATGAATGCGCGTAACTTTTTCTCCTTAAAGAATTCTGCCTTTGTCCTAAATCCTTCTACCTTATTCCTTAATCCTTCTTCCATGAATTAAGATAGATATCTGGTTTATAAATCTTTTGCAATTACAAACAATCCTCCCTCCTCTACTCAACTCACAATCTAACATCACACGATTCAACATCTCCTCTTCTCCCCAAAGATATAATTCAATTCACAATTAATTTCCTGCTTCTCTTCATCTGGAAAACTATTCCAGAATGTCATTAAGAATTCGTAAGCTTCTTTGTACTTCCTCATTTCATTTCTCCAACTCAAATAAATAATCTTCCCTGTCCAGTCTTCCGTTATTCATTATAGCCCAGAGATCTTCAACAGATAAAACAATCTTCTTTTCAAATGGGTCTTCTGCTTCAATAAAATAATATGTTGTTTCTTCACAATTATTTATCCCAATTTTAAGTGAGCAATATTTCTCTCCAAATGGATTAATCATAAATCCTAATTTCTCCATTTCTTTTATTAATTCTTTTCCTGTTAATTTCATTCCCTCTCCTCCCTCAATCTTTCCATCACACTCTCAATAATAAAATCTTCCTGATCTGCGGACAACTCCTCAACCTCTCTCTTAGTTGAGAACTCTCCCTGCTCATTAAGATTTAATCCGTTTCCTATTCTCATTATAATTTCTCTCCCGCTATCTCAAGACAATCATAACAATAAAAAATATCTAGTGAATATTCTCCCTCATCATACTCGCAGGGTGTTCCGCATTGCATACAATTATAACTCACTTTCCAACCTCTTCTATTATTACTTTATCTAGTGGTATCTCAATTATTGTGTTTTGTTTATTACCCATAGCAATCTCCATAGCTTCGTCTTCATTATCTGCTTCTACTTCTAAGCTATGAGATTCCCACCAATCAACTCTATAAGTTCCCATCTTAAACCCTCCTCAAGTCTCCACGTTTAATCACTTTGAAAATCATATCCTCAAACTCCATAGCCAGCCTGTAATCAACGATTGTACTTCTCCTAAGCTTAGACATAACTTTATTAAAAAGTGTCGTCTCCTTTAATGTGAGGTGTAACTGGTGTACTATCTTACTAGACTTATTCTTTCTATTGAATATCATTCCAACATCTCCGTGATTTCTCCATTACTCTCTTCATCAACTTCTTCATCATTATGCCTAGCAGAGAATCCCCTATTAAAACCATTCAACTTATTTATTTGTTTACTACTACACTCAGAGCAATAAGTCTTATCCCCTTCCTCATCAGTTGGGCAGTTATCACAAAACTTTTTATTAGTCATTCTTCAACTCCCAGACAGAGAGATAAAGTTCTCTATCTGCCTTTGGTATATGGTCTAACAAATCTTCTTGTTTGCCTATTGAATTAATAAAGAACAAACAATCTTTCAGCATCCTAAACGATTGTGTTTCCTCAACAACTTTAGCACATTCTTTTATATCTTCATCAGTCATTCTCAATCACCGTATCAATCAAAGGGATTACACCATTGGATAACTTCTGATAAGTCAACTCCCTAGCTTCGTCTTCATCCTGAGCTTCAATCATCCAAGTACCAAAGTCAACCATGTATTCTTTAGTTGTCATCTTACCAATTAATTTTATACTCTTGATTATAAGAGTTGAATTTAGTTTTGTCTCCGAGATATGAAGCATAAGCTTTTATCACAGCGTCAAAGTTTTGGATGTACCAACTTGTATGTAAGAAATCCATAGTTATTCTACAACTACCAACAGGTACTTTAAATCTCAATCCTTCAACTTCTTCTCCTTGATATTTATTAATCTTACTTATCTTAACGTTTTGCTTTTTAAACCATTCTTCATAAGTACCTTTGAAATCCAAAGTCTTAGTCCCAAAGTTCCACCAGTGAATAGTTATGTTTTGTTTCATTGCTTCTTTGAAATCCATTCTAAAAATCCGCCTCAGCAATCGGCATGGTCTTGAAATTATTATCTCTAAACATTTTTTCTGGAGTGGTCTTTCTATCTCTAGCCAAACCCTCTTTAACTTCGTCAGTCAAATCTTCCCAGTAAATATTACTTTTCATTCTAACTAACCACCACAGAAAAGTTTGGCATGATACGAACCTTAGCTTTAAGATTGTCTCCAGACTTCCCAATAAATTTAATTCCATCCTTGACGAGTAACTCATCAATCTTTCTAACTACCGCATTTTTTTTCATGTATTTTTTACACTCCATTTTTTTTTTAGTAAGTCGAAGTAACTTCAACCTTGATAACTATATTAAGAATAAAGTATATAACTATGTTATTACAATTCCTGGATAAAAAATTAGAAAACTTACACACAATCAATCTAATCTAAAACGCCCTTACCAAGAATTCCTTTTCACGTTATCAAACCTTCCAACGAATAGCGAGTCTCAGCGAAGCCAAGACCGAGCGTCAAGTTCTCTTTATTTTAACTATATGTTTTTTCCCTTAATCTCATATAATAGTTGCATTGTCTTTGTCTGCATCCTAATGCTTTCTTTTCTCCAATAACTCCCAAGTGATTTCCGTAATCACAATAACTAATATATCTTCCTTGCTTATCTCTTGACATTTTTATCAAAGTTATCTTTTGTGCATTTCTTTCAAGTTTTGATTTTTTACTTCTACTCATTTTATAATTCATTCTCCGGTGTTATTGATTCTACGTTATCCATGATATCTGAAACTATTCTTAAAGCTTTACAATAAGGAGGAACGTTTGGAGAGTAGTCAAAATCTAATCCCATTATCTGGGCTGGTGCACTTGTGATTCTTTCCCCTCTTACAAATTGAGATAGTCTAACCCTCCAACCAATAGTTAAATTATTTTCAGGGCCAATATAATTTTCCACTGGTCTTGGAATAAGTCGATCTAAATAAATTTCATATCTATGGCTCAAGTGTCTCTTCCACCAAATCTCCCTATTCAATAATGTAATACCTCCTTCGCTTTCTTCTCCATGAAATCTATAAAGCCAATCCTTCTCTCCAATGTTATATATTATTTCTGTTAGTTCCATTTCAATTCCTTCCCTGCTAGTTTGTCAATTCTTTCGTGTAAGAAACTATTTGTTAATTTACTAAATCCACATTTATCATAATCCTCTTTCAACTTCTTAATAAACTCCTTGTCTTGTAAATCCACATCTCTTAAAATCTGTCCTACTATTTCAGCAGCTTCTCTCCTAATCTTATTATCCTTAAAAACTATATTTATTCTTCCTGCATACCATTTAAGTATTTCACTTCTCTTATCACTCAGTGTTGTTTCTTTCATATCTATAAATTGAGCTTGTCTTGCTATTGCATCTGTAACTTTTCTAACTGCTTTTATTGTTATTTCTTTTTCCACTTTATTTATCCCTCCAAACAAAAGCTTTCCAAGTATAGATAGTACAATCACAATGTAAACACTTTCCACCATGTTCATCTAACTCGTGTGGACTATGACATTCCTTTAAATGTCCACATTGACAAATCTCTCCATACATTTCTTTTTCCATTTTTGATTATGAATGACCCCTGCAGGATTCGAACCTGCTCCCCTCATTTCTGAGACTTTCCAATGTACCGAACAGCGTAGGGGTCTTGATTGTGGGTCTCGTTTTCGAGCCGTCCGCAAATTGTGGCGCCTGCTTTTCGGCATCACTCCAACCCACACGGTGACTATGATTGTCATCGGTAGGATTTCTCCCACTCCAACATTTGAACTCTTGGAGAGAGCCATTCCTAGATTCCCGAAGGTTCCTGGTTTTGTCCGATGACTATGATTTTTTACTGTACATTCTACTGTTCATGAACAGTAAGTCCCAGTCTTTCCTGGGTGTCAAGTTATTAAACTAGGCCTAATGGGTAACTGACCCAATTCCACCCGGCAGGACTTTAACCCACATTAGGAGGCTCTGTATTTATAGGCGCGCCCTCCTGTTTTTTCTATTAAACTACGGGTGGTTAAGTGACATTTTGGAATGCTGTTCCCTTTAGAGGTTTGCTATCAGGTCATTGTCGGATATGAAGAGTACTAATTACTTTACTCAACCCTAGGACTCCAACGGCATGAGCGACGACGGTCTTGCACCGTCTTTCCAAAATGACTATGATAGGGGGGAAATGAGGTAACAAAACCCCCCGGTGTTTATTGCAAAACAAACAATAAAAATAAAGTAATAAAGTATATATGTCTTATGCTTAAACTTTATCCCTAATCTTTCCACTCGGATAAATTATCTTGAATCACTTTTATGTTCGAGTTAACCAAAGCAAGATTCCTATCATTGTTTCTAATCTTCCTCTCAAGAGTTTCCTTATAATTCTTAAGATCAAAGTCTAATAAAATCTTCGCCTGCTCAAACTGAATCTTCTGACTTTCAAACTGATCTAGTTGTTCTTGATATTGTTCCTTCGACAATCCAGGTGCTTTAGATTCTTCTGGTGTATTATTTCTATTTGATTTTTTTTCTTCTGTTTCCATTTGTAAATTTCCTCCTTCTCTCCTCTATATAATTAAAAAAATAATAAAATAAAAAATACAATCCAAGCTAAGCTTAGAATGTTAAATACTCTTTTCCATCTTTGGCTTGACGTGTTTGAATCTTCACTTGAGTTTTCATTCCTCCAGAAATTCTTCGATAAGATTCACCCTTATCATCTTTCAAAGGTGCGATCACTGGGCTAGCAAGTAGTTCACGATAGTGATTCACATTGAACTTCTTTAAGAAGTTGAACAACTTAGAATCTGGTGCCCATCCTAACTTCCCATCCTTATCTTCCTCCAATCCAAAAATAGCAGAAGCTCGAATCTCCATACTCTCAGTATCTATAGCTTGAGATAACAATCGAATATAATAACCATACTGTCCTTTTCTTTCCTCGATAAATTCTATAAAAGAATCCTTACCGATGTGTGGTGTAGGGTCAAACTCTTGTCTCTCAATTTCTCCTGAATCATCTAAAGCTCCAAACCCATCTGACTGCGGTGCAGTCGGTTGCTCTGCAACTGGTGCTTCAGGTACTGGTGCTGTTGGTGCTGGAGCTGGTTGTCCTGGCTTTTCAACTGGAACACTCTCCGCAACTGCTTCATTAAAATCTTGTGGCATTTTTTGATTTCCTCCATTTAATTTTCTTTTCTCATATCCCAAATACTTTGGCATCAAAAAGAGATCATCAATTAATTGTCCTTCTGCTTCAGGATCCATTCCATGTTCTGTTAAATATTGTTTTTGAATTTCACTTCTCATCTCAATCTCCTATTAGCATTATCAAGTCTTTGTTCAGCTTCTCTAATATCTGCCTCAGCGTTTCTTCTATCTACAATAGCCATGTTATATTTATAACAAGCTGATTTAACAATATCTTCTTCGTGAAACTTCTCTAACTTTTTAATCTTAGATAATACTTTCTTAACTTCTTTTTCTCTTTGCTCTTTCTCTGTTAATTTTTTTCCCATTATTTTTTCACCTCCTTTTTAAATTCTTGATACTCAACCACAATCTTATTCTTCACTTTAGTTTTGTAAGCAATCAAAATCTTAGAGAAAATATTATTTTCTAAAAGCCATTGACATTTCTCCTTCTCAACTTTATCCAGGTACTTTCCAACTTTACATTCAACTGCTATAACTTCATAACTTCCAGACACTTCTTCTCTAATAATCTTTGAGAAAATAATATCTTCATCTGTAATCCTAAATGCAATAAAGTCAGGGAATCCAGTTCCTATCGAGAGAGCTTTACTAAAAGGATTATACTTTCTCTTCGCTGGGATAAGTTTTCCTATAACATCATCTTTAGTTTTATGTAAACACTTACCTAATTTAGGATCATTAGCTTTGTACTTCATTTCAATTTTTCTTTCAAACTCAACATTGTTACTCCACTTGTCAACAATCCAACCTTTTGATTCTAAATCTGCACGAACTTTTCTCTCGAATGCTGCACCTGATTGACGTGCAAGTTTTCCCCTTTTTGATTTATCTTTTGTTTTCAAAGTCATACCTCCTATGACAAGAACGACAAACTGCTTGCCAATCTTTTCTTTTTCTTGAATATTTATGATTCTTATTTGACCATTCTAATTTTCTAATTTTTTTACATATTTCACATACGCCAGGTAATTTGAAATTCTTTAAAATCCATCCATGGATAGAACCATATTTTGCGTTATCTCCTTTCCAATTATAATTTTCCTTTCCTCTTCTTTTAAAATTCTTATGATATTCACTATTCCTTATTTTATTTTTAGTTTCTTCCGAGTGCTTTTTTCCTAGAAAATTCTTATTACCTTTCATTGTCTTACTTATTTTTTTACTCACTCTTTTTTTATATTCTGGATTAGACCATCTCTTTTTGTTTGCTGAACTATATTTAGTTTCTTCTTTCATATTAATTTCACCTCTTCTAGGATTGAATCTCCAATCATACAAACTATCATAATACAACCATTCAAACAATTTTTCAATATATCAGTTCCTGTTATCATACCAAACCCCTCCCATTTTAATTGTTCTGAAAGCATAACTTCTAGGTGTTGGATAATATTTCTTTTCCAACCACCACAACAGAGGACACCTTCTCCACCACGGCAACCACTTCAAAGGCTTTATGTGGTGCACTGTTCTTCCTGTAGTATTACTTCTACTCATATCAAATCCTCCCCAAATCTTCTTTTAATTATTTTTCTAATTTCATCAAGAGTAAATGTTTTACCATCTGCTTTAACCCAATCTTCTAAAAAATCTTCATCCAACTTTTTAATAGTTTCCTTGACATCTTCTTCTGGATAAGTTTTTATTGGAAACATTCTTACTCCTTTTTGTATAAATAATTCTTTTCTCTTCTTACTCAACGTTTCCATCTTCAACTCCGAAATCTAATTTAGTTTGTTTGTCAATGTAACCACATTTCACACATTTGTGAGGAGCACTAAGATAAGCTCTGATCATTCTATTGTCACACTTCGGACATCTATTGATTACCATTATTCCTTCTCTCCCACTTTTAAAATTCCTACTGGTTTCGGTTTAACCAAATTAGGAAAGTGTTTCCTCAATTGAACCCAAGCATAAAGATGTTGGCCCACAACTTTGTCCACGTCTTCAACAGTGGAGAGAACTCCTCCGATCCTAACCTCAGCTTGAATCTCACCCTTAGCATTTATCTTAGTAGTGATCTTATCCTGCATTGGAAACTCGTTCTCTTCAGGCCCTGCAACATCATCAAATTTATTCATGTCTTCCATTATCTTTTTTTCCAGTAAATCCTTATAGTAAAAAATTTAGTTCTCCATACCCATCCCCACATTACCTTATAAAATTTCATTTCAAATCCTCCACTGTGATGTTATTAAATATTTTCAAAGCTTTAGAAAATCCTGCATGATAACTTGCCCCTTGCCAGTTTTGAATTTCAACACAACCATATTCTAATTCTTTGGCTTTCTTAATCCACTTGATTACTTCTTGTTTTATCTCATCTGGATGAATTATTCCTTGTCCAAAATATCTTCCAGGATCTTTGTCTATTAAATCTTTTACAGTTTTCAATCCCATCATAAATCCTGCGCCCAGACAGTCCTCCTTCTTGACTTAACCATTTTACCGGTTGATTGTGAAAATGCCCTCTCAATGGCTTTCTCGAGCAACTGACGCACCTCATAGTCTAGTCTCGCTTCAAACTGTTTTGAAGACTTCATCTGCTTTTCCTTCAGACATTTCCTAATCGCAGCACACTTAACGAATTCTAATCTTTTCATTCTTGTTTTATTTCAACCCCACGTTTAAATAATTCTTGTTCAATTTCTTCAATAACTTTTAAGCAACCTTTGGCCATAGACACTTGACCCTTAGATAACTCTTCAAATGGTTTTCCCATCCAAATAACTTCATCGCACGGTTTGCCTTCAGGATGAGCTGTGAGCCACTTTCTCAGTGCTCTTGGTACTGCAACGCCCTCAACTATTAAATCACCCGAGATATCAAACCATTCAGCTACTCTCGCAGATAACTCACTCCACTCACACTCATTAATCAAATCATCTGTGTGCATACAATTTATTCCTTGATCTCTACAAATCCCAGTTGCAAAAGTTGTCTTGCCAGATTTAGGTACACCAGCTATTGCGATCCTCATTCTAATACCAATCTCCTCTATTAACTTCTTTTAATTTTTTTGGTGTTGGGATAAAATGATTTTGCCAATCTTCTCCATCTTCCCATTCATCATAAAATATTTCAACCCAAATAGTTTCTTCATCTGTAACACAAGAAGATTCAATTTTTCTTTTTTCCCAAAGAGAACCCTCTTTTCTATTTGTGATTATTCTAAATTTGCATCCTCCTAAGAGTGTTAACTTTGCTATATGAAGTTGTCTTTGTGCAGAAAATGAATCTCTATCACACCACTTACTATAATCTACTTGTCCCTCATCACATAATTTTATTAATTCTTCTCTAGTATATTCTGTTTTCATTTGTATTCAATCTTCGCATCATTTAATTCAATACTCTTAACTGTGAAATCACAAGTCAAGACATTATCAAGATCTCCTAACAAAATATCATCATCATCATCTGTCTCAATAAATACCTTCACCATCTTCATCATTTTTTATCTCTAACCTCTTTTGCTTTTTTAATTGCTTTTTCTAAATCTTCCAGTTGAGTTGGTCCACAAATAGATAAAATCTTATTTGTCTTATTTAATTGTCCTAAAGTTTCTGAAAATATATATCCATTTTCTTGAACCTTAAAATCTCCAACCTTATTTTCTTCTTCAAAAATTTCCCAACCGTCTATTGTATTTCTATTTAGAGTTACAAGATTTTTATCAGTAGTTTTTCCATCTACCCAATATAATTTTTCTAGATTTTTATCAAATTCTGTTTTAATTTCTTTATCCCAAATAACTTTCTTTCCTTCTTTAGCTTGTTCGTAAGCCCACATAAACGAACCTTCTGGATAATTTCTCATTTTTGCTCCTCCAATATTTTATCAATAACAATTTCTCCTTTTTTATTTTTGTGTGCAGTACAAGAAGTTGAACCAACACTAGAGTAATCAATTCCCATCCAATATTTTGTTTCTTTAATTCCAATAACTTTTTTAATAAAACTTAAAATTCTTCTACCAAAAGAACCCCTCATCATTTTTCTAAATTTTTTTAAATCTTCTTCTGAAATTTCAGTTGCTTCATCAATAATAATTCTATCTATTTTTCTACCTCTCATCCTGTTGATTCCTCCAATTTTTCAGTATTTTCACAAGTTAAACATTTAGTATAAATTTCTCCTGTAGCTGATTTTAGAAGTGTAAATGTTCTTCCTCCACAACCACAATCATCTTTCCCATCACAACATAAAATTTTCATTTAAATAAACCTCCATCCAACAGCCCACCAAATAAGAACTAAAACAATTATTGTTGTGAATATTGTAACAAAAATATTATAATCATCTTTTTGTTCTCCATGTTTGTAAGCACAATATACAATATCAAATGCTGCTAAAAAATAAAGAATAATTAATCCGTAATTCATTTTAAATCCTCTTGTTTAATTTCTATTGCTGGAGTTGTTGATTCAATTTTTAGATTTAGTTCATTCTTTGCTGCAAGGAATTCTTTATCTGGAATGTCTAAATTTAATTTAACTAATACTGTTGGATAATATTTTTTATTGTAATGCCCACTATCAAATGGTTTGAAATCTGGTTTTGTTTTTGCTTCTACTCTTGGACCTTTAGGAGATTTACCTATCTTTAAATATACTGGGATTTTCATTCTAACTTCTCCATTTTAATCAAATCATTTTGCTCCCAATCTTTTGTTTCTTTCTGTTTAGGAACTGTTATTCTTTTTTGTTTACCATCGTTAGAAATCTTACCTACAACTTTTTTATCTTTTTTACCCATAGGTGATTTAACCTATATAGGTTTATAAAGATATGTGTTCTCTAGTATATACTATTATCTGTTCTTTCTATAGTTATTAAGCATATAGATTACTGGTCCTGCTATCCAAGCGTATTCAGGTGGTAACCCACCAAGAACAGCGACGACAAAAGGAACTAATAAGATTGCAGAATTCTTTGCAGTCTTCAACAATCCAATCCATAGGCTGTAGTTTTGTTTTTTCATTTTAAATATAATCAGTTGTGTAAGTTATTCTAACTCCGAAAATTGCGTTAGTAGAATCTAAAGCTTCAACAAATATTCCGTATGAATAATTACTATTATCAATAGTTGATACTGAGATTGATGTATCTGATGAATTAACATTTGCACTTCCCATTAAAGTTATATTTCCATTAGTTAATTGTGCTCTATCAAGAAACCATGATTCTCCTGTCGCACCAGCATTTCCATAAACTATACACGCAGTTACTACAGCTCCTTGAGGCAAAAGAACTGGGCAAAAAATGTTTACTCCACTATCAGCAACAAGAGAATGTTCTGTTTCAGCGTAATGTAAGCTGTCTGTGTCAGGGTTTTGACCTACAAAAAGAGTTCCTGGAGCACTCCAATAACTTGTCTTACTCTTTAAACTTACAGCTCCTGAACTCACTGAGAAATCATTAGAATTAAAAGATGCTATTCCTTTGTTTGATGTTGTGGCATTTTCTCCTGATATTATAGGATTTCCCGAAGCTGAACTTACATCAATACCTTCACCAGCAACTACAGTTCTTACTGTGTTGTTGTTGTCTAGGGTTACAACCCCTGAGCCCACATTAAAATCTGTTGAATTGAAACTAGCAATTCCTTTATTAGAAGTTGTTGCGTTTTCTCCTGTTATCGTTGCTGTTCCAGACGAATAAGAAACATCTATTCCCTCTCCTGGACTAATAATAACAACTCCTCTATTCCCTGCTGTACCAATCTCAGCATCAATTGTAACATCACCCGAAGCTGAACTTACATCAATACCTTCACCAGCAACTACAGTAGTGACTCCATCATTTGTTACAATTATATTATTTGATGATCCAGCAGTTGAAATTCCATCACCACCTAAAATATCAATATTGTGAATACTTGGTGTTGCAGTTCCAGAATCTGCATCAATTGATTTTACAACAGTTGCTTTAAGTGCAACAGCCCCAGTTGTAACTGTAAAATCATCTAAAGCAAAACTTGCCATACCTTTATTTGTATCACTTGCATTTTCTCCTTCAATTGTAGAACCAGAGAAATTAATTCCTTCTCCAGCAGCCGCAAGATCTGTTAATATTACTGAGTGGGGATTTGCAGTATTTCCTAGGTGTGAATCAAGTTGTGAGTGAGAATTACTTCCAATAGAAGTTAATGCTAAATGATCTAAAGTTCCTCCAGTTACTGCGTCTGAATGATTATGTTGAGAGCTTGTAAAATCAGTAATTATTGGAGATCCAGAAATTCCAGCAGTTTCTCTCACATCTCTCTGCTCAAATAGGTTTTTTGTTCCTGCTAGTTCTAAAACCATTTAAGCACCCTTCATAAATTTAATTGTTCTATCATCTTTCATAATTTCTATATTTTGTTGTAATTTGGCCCATAAAATATTTATCATATTTTCTGCTTCAATTCTCGTGCTAAAACCAGCCATGTTAAACTGAATACCATAAATAGCAACTAAATTAGATGCAGCTTCGGATAGAACTCTCTTCACATCAACATTTAGTGTTGCATAATCATCAGAAAAATTATTTCTTGCTGTTATGTTAATAAAAGATTCAGCTTGAGCAATCCAATCATTCTTATTAGCTTCTGTCCATCCACTAATATCTACATTCTCTCCTGCCTTAGCATCTAATTCAGCTTCTGTAGCAAAAATTCCAGTATATACCATTATTTTTTCAACTCCTTATTTAACTCTTCTAAAACTTTTGGAAAATGTTTACACATTGATCTTATTTCATCTTCAGTCATATGCCTCAATCTTCCATTGTGATCATAAAAATCTACAACATTATTCAATAAAATTTCTTTTTCAATTATCTTTTCTTCCCCATTTACAATTTTCTTTTCTTTTTCTATTCTCGTTTGTTTTGTAATTAATTTAATATATTTTACCATTAGTAATATCCTCCGTATCTATAGCCATTACCACACCAACTTCCTCTCTTAGCATCACAGTATTGATCTTGAGTGCTTCCATCTACATTCATTCGTGGAATTCCAAAACCTCTTGGAGCATTTAAATATAGTTTATCTTGAAGTTCTAAAGTCTCATAACACAATCCTAACCAATCTGTTTTAGTAACATCTTCTCTAACACTAATCTCTGTTGTATTATAATTTGGAGTTTTACCTTTCAATTTCTCAGCAACTAAATATCCTAAATATTGACAAGCAGCTAATTTATAAATATCAATAGAAGTTTGTCCTCTAGAATCAAATCTATAAATTGCAAATACCCCAGCAGCAGCAGTAACATTTGTAGGTGCTGTATCCATAGTTATAATTCCTTCTTTATCTTGAATTGAAGTCACAGTTTGAGCAGATCCTAATTCTCTCCAATTAGTTACAGAATCAAAAGTTGCATAATAAACAGTAATATCATCTCCATCTACAGATCCATCAGCATTCTTATCAGCAATTGGTGCAAACCTTGTTTTAAAATCAACATTTGTACCATCCACATTTCCCCAAAGTCTTTCTAAATAAACTTCAGTAGTCGTTAATCTAACAACATTTCTATCTGCATCTGCAATTAAAGCAGTTACTTCTGCATCTGAAATTTCTGAAATTGTAAAATTTGTTACACTTCTAAACTGGTCCAAAGTTGCGTATGCCATTCTCTATTTAAAATTAACTCCTGCAAAATACTGCGATTGCATTTCCAGAATCAGTTGTCCACTCAATACCTTTCTCAGCGTTCACATTTTGATTCTGTAATTCATCCAAAACTTGTTGGATGGTTCCAGCTACGTGAACCCATGGTGGATTCCCAGATGTTCCTGCTGAAGTTGTTACGACTAAAGCCATTTGTTTTTTATTTCTCCCTTATTATAAGTGTGGTAATTCAACGCCTACTTTTTTAGCTTCCTTTACGACATCATCCATAGTTGGTCTGTTTTGTCCGAATCTCGAATTCAAAACTTTTTCCCTAGCTCTGGCATTTTTTGCTTCCATTTTCTGGAATGGCAGCATCTTCAAAAGTTTCTCTTCTTTCTTAACAGCTTCCAAAGCTTCTTGTTGAGTTTTGAAAAACTCAAATACTTCGGGGTCAAACCTTTTCTTTGCTTCTTCAAGTCCTAAAATAACTCTCACAACGTTTCCATCTTTGTCCTTCTCTTCACTACCTTTCCATTCATAGGGTATATTTCCTGGGCCAAAGATTGGCACAAACCTACCCTTCTTGATTGCAAAAGGTCTTGTTCCGTTTTGATTTACTATTGATCTCTTACCATCAATAGTTAGGTACATTGTTCCGTTATTTCTTATGTTGTCGTATGGTGCTGAAATTTTCAGCTTTACGTATATCATCTCGATAACCTCCTCTCAAGGATTTAATTACAATAATAAAAATAATAAAATATATAAATGTTTCTATTTGAAATCAATTCTGAAGTTCTAATATTTTAGCAACTCTTTGAAATTCTAATCTAGGGATTTTTATTTCTCCAAGTTTCTTCAAAAGTTTACATTGTCCAGATTTCTTCATTGCGAAGATCTCTATCTTACTTAACTTTTTTTTTTAGACTTACTAGATGATCTCTTCTTCTTTGATCCTGGCATTCTTTCTCCAGGACCTAAAATAATTACAACTCCGTTTTCTGTTTCTTGTTTTTCCATTGTAATCCTAAGAATGATTTATTGCCAACTCACACATTCCACCAGCAAACTCAGTTGTTCCATCTTCTTGAGTACAATAAAATACAATAGAATCTCCTCTGTTAACCTTAACTCCGAAATCTGTAACATCGTTATCAGCTACAGCTTTAGTAAGTGTTTTAACAGCAGAACTTTCTCCAGTAGTCATATTAACTAAGATAATCTTTGTATCTGCATTTGCTCCTGAAACAGTCTCGAATCTAAACATACCTCTTCCAATCTTTCCAAACGTGTTAACAATAGTTCCCCCATTAGTTAATGAAGTCACTAGATGTTCTTTAGAATCTGTTAAACCAGTTTGGTTTATTACAGCAGCAGTTACTCTAGCTCTAATCCAGTAAGCAGATTGTGAATCAATTGTAGTCAAAGCCCAATCATCTTTAACACTCAAAATAATGAATCCATCAGCTCCGAATGATCTTTTACCATCATTAGCAGTTCCATCAGTCTCATCATAAGGTGTGAATGCAACCCATCCACTTCCATTATAATACTCCCAAGTTAAAGCATCGTCAGTATATGTTTGTACCGTAGCACTCATATCCATACTCATTGCTCCGAATTTTGTAGCATTACCGAAATAAACAGCATCTCCTATAACTTCTGTATCTGGAAATAATTGATAGTTTGCAGTATATCCTGCTCCAGCCGCAGATCCAGCCAAGTTTAGAAAAACTCCAGCATCTGAAACTTTTGCAAAAGCAGCAGTAGCTTCAGTGTTTGCAGTAGTGTCCCATGGAAAAGTATTTACTGTAACCACAAGTCCACAACCCATTGTTAAATGTGTTCGTCCTTTATAATCTCTAGTAGCTTCTAAATCAGTACAAGTATAGCCTCCGCTATGTGCACCTTGTCTTCCTCCACCACTATTAAATTTTTTTGACATTTTCTTTTTTCTCTCTCCTCCCTTCTAACTGTCTAGGTCCATCGCCTAAGGCGAATCTCTACCAGGATTTCTCCCGGGCCATCCAGACATGGATGATTATGATCTAACTAAAATTTAAAAAATAAAAAAAATAAAAAATTGATGTCTAATTACGCGTCAGTTACCGCCATTAGAACGACTCCACTGTCTTGAACTAGCTCTACATCCCATGCAGCATCTACATAAATGTAATGGTTATTCCATCTCTTCAGGAACTCCATACTATAAACTGGTTTTTCTTTCCAGACTAAAGTAATTGGCCATTTCCCTTGAGGGTTTTTACCATACATAAAACAAAGATGTCCGTCAACTCCCCAGGAATCTCCTGAGTTAGTTTTTGCATTAACATTAGTTGTTGTAATCATCTTAGTTCCTAAGAATTTTCCAACTTCTCCATTAAGCACAACTTCTCTTCCACCGTATTCAGCAACATTAACAAATTGTGAGTCTTTTGTTAATTGGCCCTCTTGTTCAGCAGCCATATATCCTACAGCAGGTTCAAAATTATCTGCTCTTAATGAAGTCCTAGCATCAGCCCAAACATTTGCAGTCATAATATCTCCTGTTTCAAGAGTTGCGACACTTACCGCATCTCCACCGAAAACAATGTTATTAGAAGCAGTCTCAGTCTCAGTAACAATAGTTCCTTCAATGTCTTTTTCAGTTGCCTGAACGATTGCATATTTCGCGTAATCAACTAGATTAGTATGCGAAGTAGATGCGATCTCTTTTGAAATAACTATAGCTCCTTGATAGAAAACAATAGCAGCGTCAACAAAACCAAGATTTGTCATCTCAGTAAATGTTCTTTCAGCTCCTTCTGTCTTTGTTTGAGTAATGTCTAATACAGAGTTTTCATAAAATAGTCTAACTCCAAAATCTAAAGTCCCAACAAGATCTGTGTTATGTTCAACAGTATTCTGTAAGAATCTAAAATCTTGTCCAATCTTCATTAATTCCTCAGTATATTGAGTTAAACGAAAATCAGTTCCTAGATTAGTACCAGTAGTTGTCGAAGCAGTATCTGTTGCAGCAGTCTCAGCAGCTAAATTGAAAATTTGTCTATTCCCTTTCGCATTTATCATTCCTGATAATTCTTGTATAGTTCTCATTTTCTTTCTTGCTCCTTCATGTAAGCTAAAATATCAGAGTTTACCTTAGATGATCTTTTATTACCAGAAGCAAGTTCAGCCCTCATTCTTACCTGAGGATCGTTTGACTTCAAGTCTTCATTATCATTACCATCTTCACCTTCATTATCAGATAATTTTGCGAATGCTGCTTTAACTTCCTCAGAAGTTGCATCAGGATTACTTTCCATATATTTCTTTCTAAATGTTAGGAAATCATCCTTTAACTTTTCAGCATCAGCTTCACCATCATCACCATCTTCTCCTAATTTCAAAGTCTTAACATACTTCTCATGTGTTGACTTTAAAAGATTACGAGACTCAGAAGATAAACTCTTCAGTTCTTCAAGACGAGAGTTCTTATTAGCTTCCGAAGTAAATCCAATAGAACATTCCATTGCACATAAGTCTTCAGATTCTTTTTCAACTTCTTTCTTTTCAGATTCTTCAATCTTCTTTTCAGCATCCTCAGCTTTTTTCTCAGCTTCCTCAACTTTCTTTTCAGATTCTTCAATCTTCTTTTCAGCAGTTTCTTTTTCTTCTTCTAACTTAAGTATTCTTTTATCTTTCTCAGCCAACATTTCTAATTCTCTCTCGTTTTTTTCCACTTTCATAAACCTCCTTTCACCTGTGTAAACATCCTTCTCACTATTCAACATTGTTTCCCTTACTGCGGGCCTTAATACTAATGCGTATGATAAGAATAAAGAATCCTTTGCATATTTTTCACCATCTACTAAAATCTTTTCAGCTTCAATTGTTGGGGAAATTCCCCACTTTGCTCCTAATGAAATATCTAATGCAGCTTGTTTATTTGTAACATGAATATCTCCCAGGATTTCTTTTGCATCTTCATCAGCTCTTAGGTTCTTAACTAACCCAGTATAATTTTTAACAGAATCATCGTGATCATAAAACAAACCTGCGCCTTCACCAGTCATATAACTTGCCTTCAATTCTTCCCAAGTATAATTCACTTCGTTATGCTTACCTTCCCTCATAACTAATTTATTTTTTAGAATTAATGTCCCATCATTTTCTAATTTATATTTTTCCTTGTGTTCAGAAAGCTCTTCAAATTCTTTATTTGAAGGCATAACAATTAACTCTTCCCTCTTAGAACCCAGTGACAATTCTTGTAAAGCCATTGTTATATTAAGTAACCCTCATATAAATAGGTTTTTATTTTAATTTCTCTATCCACGTATAAACAGTTCGTACAGGTCTGGATAAAATATTCGCAATTTCAGAAGCTCCCACGCGATTCTCACTGAGGAAATGAATTTCTTTAATTTCATTATTAGATAAAGAAGCTCCATAATTTTCATTCAATCCTTCAACTATTGCTCCCTCTTTTGATAATTTCCATACATCTGAGTTTTCACGATTTCTTTTAAAATTATAAATTCCATTGAAATTTTCTCCCATGAATTCAACACTCAATGAGTTTTCATTATCTTCTAAAATCTTAAATTCTCCTCTATCTAAAATAGTTCCCTTAGCATCAACATACTTTTTTATTGAAGATAGAATATCCTTAGTTTTTGGATTAGATTCAAACTCAAATATTTTCTTACCAATCTGTAAGGCCCATAAGTTTTTGATTCCTCTTTCTTTTTTGAAATATTCTAACAAGATAAATTCTTCTTTCAATTCTTCTTTTTTATCTTTCTTCTTTATCTTAGAATCTTCTTCAAGCATAAGTATTTTATCTAATTGATCAATAGGTGAGATATGTTTTCCACCACATCTTATTAATTCATTAAAGATTATTTCATGGTAATAATGTAATTCTCTTAAAGTATACTCTATCTTTTCTCCGCTAAGTAATTTATTAAACATAACATGAGTTTCATCGTGCATATATTCAAGTTCTTCTGCTTTCAAAGTTCCTATTTTTGAAATATCTATTTTCATTTTAAAATCCAATGACCTTTTTAATTCCCATGAATGATGTTAATATAAATAACCAAGTATAAGTAATTTTTCTATGGAACTTGTAATCATCAAATTTTCCTCTAATCTCTAAAACATTTTGATAGATTAAAATATCTCTATCCTGTGCTTTCATTTTCTTAAATGAATCTAAACCAATTTCTAATCCTTTTCTTTCACTAATTTCCATTTTTTATGTTATTATTAAGTTGCTTTAGTTTATTTAATTTATGTTTTTTATGTGTCTATAAAACCCCTACATTCATCATTTACCCAAAAGATATTTCCACTTCCAGGATCACCCATATTAGTTGTATCAATTTGAGCATCACAAGTAAAGTTTCCTGAATCTATAAAACTTAATTTACCTATTCCCAAATCACAATCCTCTGTTATAATACAAAAGTCTGCCATCGAAACTTCCCAATTATTATTCAATCCAGCACAAGTACAAGTATCAACTCCACCATAATTAATTGCATTTGTCTGAGTATCATTTCTTGTATTTCCACTAAATGTTGCATTAAGAAATAAATTTTTTAAACCACTTGCAAATGTTGGAACGGTTACATTAACTTGCCAACCAACTCCTGAAACAAAATCAAATTCTTGAGATGGTGCTCCACCTCCAGATATTCTAAGTGCAAATGTAATAGCTTCCCATTCATCATTACCTGATCCACCAAAAGCTGTGGGATTAACTGATGCTGCTGTTTCTTGAACTAATGAGGCCATCATTACTGTAGCTCCATTTGGTGCAGCTCCATCATTTGAAAATGAGAGTGTACTAAAACCTGATGGGGCTGTAACATCAACAGGATTATCATCATCTAACATTCCAACTGAAAATATTAATGCTCCATTAAAATCAGGTTCATAAGCTGGTGAATTTGGCATTCCAGAACTACCAGATGCTAATGTTCTAGTTACATCTATTGGATCAGTTATATTTACTCCACTCCATGTTTGAATAGTAATAGCACAAGGTCGATCATTTGAACCAGCATCTAAAGTTTCTATTTCAACTAATGTATCAGGTGTTTCACCCATTACTTTATAAGAAACAAAATCAGAAGGAACTGCCCCTGAACCATCATGGATAAAAGTATAACCTGCAGTATTAATTCTACAATCATCAACGTTATAATCTTGAGCTCCTGCTATTATTACAATATGATTAGTATCTGTTCCTATTGGTAAATCTATTTCTTTTACTGTAACTACTGGAACTGAATCATTAACCATACCAATAAATTCCCAGACACTTTCTTCTTCTCCACCCTCAATAATTGTTGCAAACTCTCCACCAATTGTTACATTATTCATAGTAACTAAACTTGTTTGATTTACTCCATCTTCTTGAAAATCAAATGTTATTGTAATATTATCTCCAGAATTAACACTCTCTGGATCAGATGTTGTTGGATCTGTTATATCTAATGAAAAAACTGGTGGAGCAGTTGTTGTTAATGTGAATATTTCTGTTATATTATCCTTACCTGAATTGTCGGTGGCATACCATCTATAACCTATTGTCTCTCCAGGAGTTGAATTTAAAACCTTTGTTACATTTGCTGAACTTGGTGTAGCTGTAAAATTAACTGCAGAATCATTAACCCAAACACCAGTATTATTTGTTGAGAAAATATATTGTCCTGCTGGGTTTAACGCAGTATCATCATCCCACAAAATAGAAAATTCTGTTAATAATCCAACTAAAGTATTATTATGCGCATTATCTGAAAATGTTGGTGGATCTGCTTCTAATACAAAAGTTATAGATAAAATTGGTCTTTCCGAAGTAGGTGTAGATTCTTTACTTCTAAAAAACAAATCAGGTCCATTTCCAATTTCTCCTATTCCAAGTTCATTAATATCTTCAATTAAACCAATATCTGTTAATACTTCACGATGATCTTGGGCCGCAAACCTTATCGAAGAAAAATTATTAGTTTCAGAAAAATCCGCATTAATTACACTAAGAGTATCAAAACAACCCCAAGTATCTTCATCCGTACTATTTAAAGTTACCAAAGAATTTGTATCTAATGTATTTGCAATAAAACCTGCAACAGATATTGATTCTGTCCATGTTTGGTTTGTTATTCTGGATAAATTAATCGATTCCAATTCAGATAATGGAGAACCAAAGTTCTGATGGATAAATCCACAAAAAGTTGCATCTTCAATGGAAATACTCCCTAAATCATACAAAGAAGAAATATTCCACCTCATTTGAACCCAATTTGGAAAAACTCCTCCAGTAGCTTTCCGTGCAGTAACATCTGCAACATTTTCAGTATCTGCCTCTTGTAATTGTATTGTTGTAGAATTTTCTCCTAAATGAAATTCTTTTCCAAAAGGATTTCCATAATATTTAATGTTTTCTTTTTTTTCTTCTTCAATTTCAATCTCAAATTCTTCTTCATAAGTTTCATTAAATTTAATCTTATATTTTGTTTTCATTTTTCCATCTTCAACCCCATACTCATACTCTCCAAGATTATTCTCATCAAAAGACAAATCGAACTCAATAAAAGTCATATTGAAATCAAGAACCTCAACATTATGCACGCCATCTGAATTTATAATCACATCGAAACCCTTATTTTTTAAACTTCTAGCATTTTCAACTCTTTTCCATTTATCATCTTCTTGAACATTTCTAATTCCTGAATACAAGATTAAATTACACTTCCCATCTTTACAAATTTTATCACTAGATTTAGTATAGATTATTTCTTCTTTTGATTTTTCTTTTTCTATTCCAAGCCAAGTTGGATCAATCTCATCAACGCCAGAGAATGCACCCCATTTAATTTCATCATACGGACTATTTTTATAAGCAGTAATTCTAATCTCATAATCTTTCCCATCTCTCCAAGCTAAAGCATAAGAAGGTTCTCCTGTCTTTTTTGCACCACACCTAGGATTTCCTGTAGCACATGGTTCAGATAAATTATATTCCCACCAACCTTTTCCCCAGCTTCTTTCCAATTTCCATGACTTAACATTTGGATCAAAATTAAATAAAGTGTCACGTCCCCATGGATCCGGAGTTCCTTCAAAAGGATATATAAATATGTCCTCCTCAGCAGTAAAATTAATATAAGCATAACAAGGATCTTCTATTGTTCCTGCACAGATTGAATCTCCAGAATATTCAACATTAGAAATAGTACCAACAGCCATCAAATACATAAATGTCAACCCAATTAAAGTGAACCCACTAATCCCTAAATTCCTTGCCCACTTCTTGACGCTCTCACTATAAATTCTTTTTGCCATTTCATTCTAACTTCCCGAACAGATTTGTCCTCCTGAATCGAATGTTATACAATCTATACTTGTGATATTATTAAATTGGACGTCGCTTGTAGTATTTAGTATCTGATCAAAAGGGTTCTGAGATAAATTATTTAAATAATCTGTATCACCTAATTGAGGATAAAGAGTATTAGTAAATATTTGATTGAATGAATCATTATTATATTTATTTGTAGAACCTTCAGTAAGATCATCAGTGTCTTTTCCACTAAACCATGAATCCAATACTCCTGTTAACCAACTAATTGAGATTGTTAAAATATTTCCAACTTGATCTGTTTGTGTTTGATTAAAGTCATCATAATCATTCCAAAAGTCTGATTGATTTGCTATTGATACAGTTATTCCAGTTAAATATTGTCCATCACCTAAATAAGATTCTGCTGTTATATTCCCTGTAGTTGTTAAATCATAACTTCCTATATCCATTGTTTGATCTGCTGAAGCAAATGTATGTCCAGCACTTGCCCATTCTAAATTTGTTAAGGCTGGGTGAGATGTTGTTCCTTCTCCCCCACCACCAGTAAGATTCCAATCACCATTTGTAAATATCTTATTTTGACTTGCATTATAATAAATCCCATTATTACACATTCCTGCTGAATCTCTAATTCCCTCACCAAAACAAATCTCTGAATCAAATCCAGATACATTAACATTTGTAGTTGTTGTGGCAGTTCCATTAACTTTGAATGTATCAAAGTAACAGAATCTAGTTACACCAGAAGCATCACATTCAACTGTAATGTTAACTTGTGCAGCATCCCAAAACTCAGGATCTAGATCAATTGAAACTGGAACTAAAATATCTGTCCCAGCATCTGTGAATATCAAAACATCTCCAGAACCAATATTGTTATTAGCAAAAACATTAAAAGTATCTAAACCAATTAAATTTGTAAGACTATAAACAAAATGAACTGCTGTTATGTTTGTATCTGTTGTACTAAAACTTGTTTCCATAATTACAGCTCCACCATTTCCTTGTGCTATTGCACACTGCCCATCATCACAGAGAGCATTAGCACTAACAAACCAATCAAGTATATTCCCTGGATCGTTTGTAAAAATTCCTAAGCTTCCAGGAAATGATTCTTGTGCAATATTTACTGTGTCTCCTTCATTGAATCCTTGCTCAAATGTTACTGGAATCAAACTGTGTATTGAACCATTAATAAAATTAGCATCATTTCCAGATAAAGAAAAATCAAAAGTTCCTGCTCCATCTAAACCACCATTTCCTAGATCATTATAAAGATACATTTTCTGAGTACCTAAATCAAATTCAAAGAATCCGCTTGCACCAACACCCATTGAATCAAAATCTTGTTTAACTGCTATTCCCATATCCTTTACTCTTTGCTCACAATTAAATAAATAGGTCCAATTATTTCTATTAAGAATTGAAACATTTCTAGAACTCATTACACAAAATGAATTCCTAACAAAAGTTGCTGAATCATTTAGACCAGTTTGGATTCCAAAAAAATGTTCTTTTATTCCTTCAACAAAACCACTTACTCCATATACTAATCCTCCAGCTCTTTCTTGATCTGTATTTTCAATTATAAATCCTCCATCCTCACCGATAGTTATATCTTTGCCAACTTTTAATTCTATGCTCTTTAAAAATAATTGAATTAAGTTTATTGTTGGAGGTGTTAGAATAAAACTTTCATTTCTTTGTATTGCAATATATGTAAAACTTTCTCCACCAGAAAAAGGGGTTCCATCTATTTGAGTATTACAAGTTCCTCTATCAGATGGACTAATAAAACTTATTGTTCCTGAATTAGAGAAACCATTTGTTGTATCAGTAACTATTAATAATTCATATCCTCCTGTATTATTACAATAAAAATATAATGGATCTATTGAAACTGATGGATTTACTGATAAAGAAAAAGTAATCTCAGTAAAGTTTATTGAATTTCCTATATAAACTATTGACTGATCATCTTGCCATAATTCTGTTCCAACAGAAGAATCATTAATTTTATTTGTTATGTTTGTGACTGTGCTTGTATCATCATAAAAAGATTTTTCAACATCTTCATTTTGGCCAACAGTAATCAAAGAATCAAATAAAGAGGATATTTTAATTCCTGTTTTAGTTACATTAGTTCCTGGATCAACTAAGCTAACATCTAAACCAGTATATTCTCCTCCAATATGATTACCCAAATCTGCCTGTAAGATAGTATTTGTAGTTACAGAACCATTAACCTGACTTGTTGATTCCATCCTAGAAATAAAATTAATCAAACCAGTGAAACCATTTGCATCTGTATTTATTACAGATGTTATTACATTATTAACTCCAGCAATTAATCTGGTGATTATATTATCTGTCCTTGTTGAATTTAAAATATCTATTAAAAAAGTATCTCCCTCATTTTTTCCTATATTGAATTTTACTCCTCCACCCTCATCCCCATTAGTTATATAAAGTATTGGAGAGTTAACTTTTATATATGAGGCTGTATTAAAATTATCAACTGTTGTAACACCTAATCCTACTGGAATTGCTAAAACACACGTTGAATTAATAATTTCTCTAATTTCAAAAACATATCCAAAAAATGATGGGATTGAGAAAACAACACCAAATCCATCACCAAGATCTTCTTCATCAAAGAAATTAGTTGGATCACAAAAAATATTATTATCTACATCAAAAGTTCCAGAGAAATTAAAAAAATCTTCTACTTCTGATTGTTCAAAAGAATTAAGTACAGAAAATGCTAACCCTATTGGACTAGAAAAAATACCAACAGAACTATTAAATGAGCTAGTCCCCCTAACACAAATACCCCCAGGAGTAACTGCATCACATTCATCAGAATCAAATCCAACATAAAGACGATCATCTATTTCTACGTCATTAAGTGCGAACAAAGTATCTGCTATAATATTTTGATTAACCGTTAGATTATCTACATTAGTTAAATTATTATTACCCATATCAAGTATACCTGTCATTGTGTCTCCATCAATATTAACATATTTTTCATCGGTAAATGTTTGATTAAAACTTTTATTATCATATTTATTTATACTTCCTTCAGTTAATTGATCTGTTGTAGTCATATCCAATTCAGAATTCCAAGCAGATTGAAACCATTCAGGGTTAATTGTTAGCTGGCTATTTATTACATCAAAAAATGTAGAATTAGGTTCATCTATTGAATCCCAAAAATTAGAAGAGTTTACATTAAGCAAAGGTTCTGCTATAGAAATTAAAGAATTAAATACTCCTGTTAACCAACTAATAGAATGTGTCAATATGCCTCCTACATTATCAAACTCTGTGTCATTAACATCATCTAAGTTACCTATATTTGTAATCCAGTTATCTGAAAAATTAGAAAAATTTGCTGTAGATATTCCAGTTAAGTAACTTCCATCACCTAAAAAAGATTCTGCACTAACATTTTCAGAAAAGTCTGCCCTAACTCCAGTAAATCTTTCTGCATCAAAAAGAGAATAGTTTACTTTCTCTCGAGAATATCCATCATAAGAACCAGTGTAATTATAAGTTTCTCTCCTATGATTATCTGCTGAAACAAAAGCCAAACTAAGAATTAATAATAACCATACTATAATTGATATGTAAAATGTACTTTCTTTTATATCTTTCATCTTAAATGTAGTAATTAACTCTAATTGTATCAGCGTTAAAAATATTTATATTATCGAATGTAACTGTAGATGAAGCGCTTAGATGAGAAACAGTATAATCTGCTGGATCAATTAATTGATCTTCAACCCAAACTGCAACTGGAGCGCCAGATTCACTTGTATTTTGTAAAGTCAAAACTCTTCCTTGATCTCCATCTCCTCCAGAGCATTCAGATCCTAATCTATCTTCTACTTGTTGAGAAATTTTTAATGAGACTCCTGAAGAGCTAACAATATTTACAGAAATTTGTCCAGATTGTTTATCTGTATTTTCTCTGAAAGCTTTTGAAATTGCTTCAGCGACTGTGAACATTTTGAATCCCATTTCAATCTTCCTCTTTCATCTTTCTAATTAGATCAAACTCGTAGGCATAAAATGTTTTTTCTTCTGGCCAGAAGTTATTTCTTTCTTCGTCAGAAATTTGATGAGCATATTCTAAATGTACAAACTCATTAATACCTATTTCTCTTGGCTCTCTCAATTTAATTACAGCTAATTTTTTTCCGTCTTCAACAAGATAAGTTTCTTTCCCAATATACTTTTCAATTTCTTTTCCTTCCTTTTTAGATTTAATAATTTGTTTCTTCTCACCTTTAATCAATAGACTTGCATGATT